GTGGTGAAAACACGCGAAGCCTTCGCCCTGGCCCTGGACCCTGCCCGGATCCTGACGGCCCAGGGCCTGACGCCCGACACCTGGCAGCGCGACTTTCTGCGCTCGCGCTCGCGGCACATCCTTCTGTGCTGTTCGCGGGGCGCCGGCAAGTCGCGGGCCACCTCGGCGCTGGCCCTGCACACGGCCCTGTTCCGGCCGGGCAGTCAGATCCTGCTGCTGTCACGGGCACAGCGGCAAGCCCTGGAACTCTTCCGTTACGTCAAGCAGGGCTATCGCGCCCTGGGGGAAACGCTGGCGACCGTGCGCGACACGACCAGCCTGATCGAGCTGGCCAACGGCTCCCGGCTCGTGGCGCTGCCCGGCCGCGAGGAAACGATCCGCAGCTTCCAGGGGGTCCACCTGCTGGTCCTGGACGAGGCGGCCCGCATCCCCGACGCGCTGTACCGCTCAGTCCGGCCGATGACCGGCACGGTCCGCGGCCGGACCGTGTGCCTGTCCACGCCGTTCGGGCGGCGCGGCTTCTTCTGGCAGGCGTGGACCGACGAGGGCGGCCCGTGGCAGCGCTTCCGGGTGCCGTGGCAGGACTGTCCCCGGCTGGGTGCCGACTTCATCGCCGAGGAGCGCCGCCAGTTCGGCGCCGCCTGGGTGGCCCAGGAGTACGAGTGTGACTTCACCGCGCACGAGGGACTGGTCTACCCGACCTTCGAGGCGTGCGTCCCCGAGCGCTGGCAGCCGCCGGCGACGGGACGGCGGGTGGGCGGTATCGACTTCGGCTTCCGCAACCCCTTCGCCGCCGTCTGGGGCCTGTTGGACCGGGAGGACGTGCTGTGGATCGAGGCCGAGCGCTACCTGCGGGCGACGCCGCTGCACGAGCACGCGACCGCCCTGCCCCGCGGCGTGCTCTGGTTCGCCGATCCGGCGGGGGCCTCGGACATCGCCGGGCTGCGGGCGGCCGGCCACGTGGTCCGGCCCGGCGTCAACGACATCCGCCCCGGCATCCAGGCAGTCACGGCGCGCTTGCAGACGGGCCGGCTCAAGGTGCGGCGCGAGGGCTGTCCCAACCTGCTGGCCGAGGCCCGGCTGTACCGCTACCCGGCCGAGGGCGAAGGGGCGCGCGAGGCGGAAAACCCGCTCGACGCCCACAACCATGCCCTGGGCGCCCTGCGCTACCTGGTGACGCAGATCGATCACGCCTTCCTGGCCCGGCTGCGCAGCCAGGCCGGCCGGCCCGACGAGCCGGTGCCCAGCCCGACCGGCCAGCGGCGCTGGCTGAGGTTGGACAACGAGGCCCTGTGGGACCACAACTGATGCGCCAGCTGCTCAACCGCTTTGCCCGTTGGCTCGACCGCAAGACCATGCCCGCCGCCCTGACCGGCGGCCAGTGGACCGGGACGGTCTTCACCGACGCCTACAAGCGCACCCGCGAGCCGAGCCCCAACGAGCTGATGGCCCAGCTCAAGGGCGCGGCCTGGGCCTGCATCTCGATCAACGCCGCGGTCTGCGCCAGCTTCCCGCCGCGGCTGTACGTGACCACGAGCCGCGGCCAGGCCCGGCCCAAGTGCGCCACCAAGGCCCTGCCCCGCGCCGCCGAGCGCCGCCTGCGCGAGGCCCGCCACCTGGCCGACCACACCAAGGGCGCCGTGGCCATCGAGGAGGTTGTCGAGCATCCGCTGCTGACGCTGCTGCGGCAAGTGAACCCGATCCACAATAACTTCGATCTCTGGGAATTGACGCAGGTGTACCTCGAGGTCCACGGCCGGGCCTTCTGGTATGTGTCGTCCGGGCCGCTGGGCATCCCGGAGGCGATCTGGCCGCTGCCGGCGCAAAACGTGACGCCGCGGCGCCGGCCGGACAGCCCCAACCCGGTCGATTACTACGAGTACCGCACCGGAGCGGCCGAGCAGCAGTTCGCGCCATCGGAAGTGATCTTCTTCCGCTACCCGGACCCGCGTGACCCGTACACCGGCGGCCTGTCTCCCTTGCGGGCCTGCTATGAACAGGTCGCCTTGGCCGGCGAGTACGCCGCCACGAAGAGCGCCATCTACCAAAACCGGGCTATCCCGTCGGCCCTGGTCTGTCCCGATCAGATTCTGGGCGAGGAGGAGCGCGACCGCCTGGAGACGCAGCTGAACCAGCGCTTTCGTCGCGGCGGCTCGGGCCGCATCCTCGTGGCCGAGAGCGGCATGAAGGTGCAGCTGCTCAGCCAGTCGCTGGGCGACCTGGCGGCCCTGGCCGACATGAAGGCGACCAAGGAGGATATCGCCAATTCCTTCCACGTGCCGCTGGCGTTTTTGACCTCGGAGACGAACCTGGCCAACCTGCAGGCGGCCGAGCACCAGCACATGGCCAAGGCCATCAGTCCGCGCCTGCGCCGCCGCGACGAGAAGCTCAACGAGCAGCTAATCCCGCGCTACGACCCGACCGGCCGGCTGTTCCTGGCCAGCGAGGATCCGGTGCCGATCAACTTCGAGAACAACATGAAGGAGCTGGAGCTGAAGCTCAAGTACGGCGTGTACACGATCAACGACGTGCGCACCGCTGACGGTCAGCCGCCGGTGCCCTGGGGCGATCAGCCCTGGCTGCCCCTGCTCTGGGCGCCGGCCGACCAGCCGCGGCCGGCCAAGGTGGAATGATCCTCGTTCCCACGCTCTGCGTGGGAACGCACGTCCGGGACGCTCTGCGTCCCGTGCAGCGACAGGCCCCCTGCGCTCGGGACGCAGAGCGTCCGGACGTGCGTTCCCACGCAGAGCGTGGGGACGAGGAGAACGAGAAGGAGAACCCATGACGTATCTGCGCCCTTACTACGACACCGAAGGTCCGCTCGGCTTCCCGATGCGCGACGCCGACGCCCGCGCCCTGGACGCCCTGCTCCAGGCCCTGCCCGCCGAGGAGCGCCAGCCGCGGCGGCGCGTCCTCGCCAAGGCCCTGACGGAGCTGTCCCCGGGGGAGCGCGCCGATGTCTCCTGGATCAGCACCGAGGCGGTGGACCGTGACCAGGAGGTGATGCGCGCCGGCGGCCTCAACCTGTCCTGCTTCAAGGGCAACCCCATCGTGACGCTCGGCCACCAGTACGGCCTGCCGCCGGTCGGCCGTTCGCTGTGGCAGAAGCGCGTCAAGGACGGCGACCGTCTGGGTATCAAGGCCAAGACGCTGTACCCGGCTCGGCCCGATGACTGGCCAGCCGGCCAGCCCTGGCTCCCCGACAGCGCCTTCGCCCTGGTCGAGGCCGGGCTCATGGCCGGCAAGTCCATCGGCTTTTTGCCGCTGCGCTGGCACAGCCCGTCGAGCCAGGAAGTGGCGCAGCAGCCGCAGCTCAAGGAGGTGGCCCGCGTCATCGATGAGTGGCTGCTGCTGGAGTACGCCTGCACCTGGCTGCCGGTCAACCCCGAGTCACTGGTGGAAGCAGTCTCCAAGAGCCGGCTGGAGCTGCCCGCGCCGGTGCTCCAGGCCATGGGCCTGGACCCGGCGCGGCTCAAGGGGCCGCCGCCGGTGGCGGAGCCGGCGCCGCCGGTCCGCTTCACGCCGCTCGGCGAGGTCGAGGCGGCCTTGGCGCGGCACGTCGCCGAGATCGACCTGGGCCGGCTGGTGCAGGACTATTTCGACCGCGCCCGCGGGCGCGTCTAGGTCCGGCTCGTGGGGCCGGTTTGTAACCGGCCCCACGAGCGGACAAAGCAGCAATGTCAGTGTCTCTGGCGGACGGAGCCATCAGGGAGGAGCGGGGCAGGGCGACCCCAAGCGCCCGCGCCGCGGCCCGGAGATGGACGGGACCGGCCATAAACCCCTTTCCCGATCCGTGGAGGAGCCATGTTCGTCACTCTGAAGAAAGACCACCTCGGCCACAAGGCCGGTGCCACCCTCGATGTCCACGAGGAGCCTGTCGCCCGCTCCCTCATCGAACAGGGCGTGGCCGAGGCGCTGCCCGGCGACCCTTACGGGCCGCTCATGGCCCGCGCCGTCGAGTCCAGTGTCTCCGCCCTCTCGAAGCAGCTCGACACGGTGATCAACAAGACCCTGGAGGAGTTCGCCCGCGCCCAGGCCAAGAGCCAGAAGAACGCCGCGCCGGCCATCTTTGGCGAGGGCGGTCAAGGCGACCCCGACCACAACTTCGGCGACTTCTGCCTGGCCATCGCCACCAAGAACCAAAAGCGCCTGGAGGAGCACTACAAGACGTTCCAGGTGGACCGTGCCGGCAGCCGCACCAAGGCCGCCATGGGCGAGGCCTCCGGCTCGACCGGCGGCTACGTGGTGCCGCCCGACTTCTACCGCCAGCTGCTGGCCATCGTCGCCGAGAACACCTTCATCCGGCCGCGCGCCTGGGTGCAGCCAATGGCGAGCGCCACGCTCCAGTTCCCCTACCTGGACGTGACCACGGTGCAGTCGGCCGGCGTCTCGCCCTTCTTCGGCGGCGTGCAGATGTACTGGACCGAGGAGGCCCAGACGCGCACCGAGACGGAACCCCAGTTCAAGATGATGGAGCTGAAGGCCCACGAGCTCTCGGGCTACTCCGTCTCCTCGAACGTGCTGCTGGCCGACGCCGCCTTCGGCCTGGAGAAGTTCCTGTTCACCCTCTTCGGCCAGGCGATTGCCTGGTACGAGGAGTACGCCTTCCTCCAGGGCAACGGCGTCGGCAAGCCGGTGGGGTTGCTCAACGCTGGGGCCACGATCACCAGCGGCCCGAACAGCGGCAGCCGCACCACCGCCAACCAGATCCAGTTCGGCGACGTGGCCTACCTGTGGAGCAAGCTGTTGCCGGCCTCGTGGCAGAAGGCCGTCTGGGCCTTCAGCCCGACGACGATCCCGCAGCTCTTGCAGCTCAAGGACGGTGCCAACCGGGCCATCTTCATCAGCATCGACCAGGGCGTGACCAAGAGCCCGGTGTGGTCGCTGCTGGGCCGGCCGGCCATCGTCACCGAGAAGCTGCCGGCCCTGGGCACGAGCGGCGACCTGATCCTGATCGACCCGAGCCTGTACGTGGTCGGCGACCGCATGCAGGTCGAGGTGGCGGCCTCCGAGCACGTGAACTTCCTCAAGAACCAGATGACCTGGCGCGTGGTCGAGCGCGTGGACGGCCAGCCCTGGCTGGAGAAGCCGATCACCTTGCAGGACGCCAGCACCCAGGTCAGCCCCTTCGTGGCCCTGCACAGTTGACAAGTGTTGGCGAGCGGCCGGCGTTAGCCGGCTGATCGAGCGCTTTATCAGCCGGCTAACGCCGGCCGCTCGCCCTGAACCCAACCCGGGCGGGTCGGCCCCGGAGCCGTAACCGGGCTGACCCAGGGACGTGGCCAGGGACGGCCCGGCGAATCGGCCGGCCCGCCCTTTTTCTCAGGAGACCCTCGTGTACACGGAACAACTCACGCAGCGCCTGGCGATCACCGCGCCGGTCAACCCGCAGGTGGTCAACAACGCTACCAAGACCACCGGCGGCGTGGACATGCAGCAGTCGCGCCGGGCCTTCTTCGTCCTGGAGATCGGCGCCGTCACCGGCGGCGGCTCGATCAACGCCAAGCTCCAGGAGAGCACCGACAACAGCAGCTTCACCGACCTGTCGGGCAACAACGTCAGCATGACGGCCCTGACCACGGCCAACAAGCAGTACACCTTCGAGGTCCGGGCCGGCCAGCTCACCAAGCGCTACGTGCGCCTGAGCCTGACGGAAACCGGCAGCCAGAACGTCAACGTCTGCGCCGTCGGTTGGGGCGACGAGGGCGTTCACAAGCCCGACAACGCCAACAACGACGCCAGCGTCGTCACCCAGAACGTGGTCAGCTAACTCCAAGGAGGAACCATGAATCAGCCCAGCACTTCTCCCGGCACCCGCAGTCAGAGTCCCCTGCCGCCGCCCGGCCCGACGGACCAGGGCGGCAACAATCTGGGGGCGCAGACGGGCTACGGCAGCCCGACGACCCAGGCGCCCGCGAGCCCCAACCCGCAGCGCGGCGGCACGACGATCCCGCAGGGCCAGGCCGGCGTGGCGCCTGGTAGCAGTAACTGACGAGCAAAATCCGGCGAGCCGTTCGTAGGACAGGCAGCCTTGCCTGTCCGGCCGCCCGGGACAGGCAAGGCTGCCTGTCCTACGAGCGGCTCGCCGCGTCGTCTCCCCTGTTTCTTCCCTCAAGGAGATTCCTCATGTCCCTCAAGCTCGAAGAGATCCAGAAGAAGATCGATCAGGCCAAAACGGCCGAGGGTCAGTCCCAGAAGGACCTCGCTCCCCGCGAGCAGGCCCTGGAGCAGGCGCAGGCGGCCCTGTACCAGGCCCAGGTGGCCGAGGCGGAAAAGACCCTGGCCCGCCAGAAGGCCGAGGCGGCCCTGGCCCAGGTCCACGAGGACACGGCCAGGGCCCGGGCGGTGCTCGCCGCCCGCAGCGCCGAGCGCCAGAAGTGGGAGCAGGCCTTCAACCGCGCCCTGGAAGAGTAACGGAGAAGTCATGCCCCTTCCCGCACAAGACCTGCGCGTCAACCTCGGCACCTGGGCCGTGCCGGCCTGCCGGCTGCCCGCCGTCGGCAGCTTCCTGCACGACGCGGCCCCGAACGAGCCGTTCGACCCGCACTTCCACGGCCAGGCCCTGAGGACGACCTACTTCGACAGTCCCGCCTTCGCCCTGCGCCGGGCCCGGCGGAAAGGGGACCGCTACCTGACCGTGCGCGTCCGCTGCTACCGCGCCCCGGGCCGGCCCGAAGCCTACGCCCTGAGCGCCAAGACCGAAAGCCAGAAATTCCGGCTGCCCCTGGACGCGCTCACGGCCGACGGCCTGCTGCGGCCGGGCCCCGTCCGGGGGCAGCTCGCGGACCTGTTGCCGGCCGACCTGCAGGCCAGGCTCTGGGAGCTGGTCGGGCGCGGCCCGGACCTCGCTCCGGTGGTCCGCCTGGCCTGCCGCCGCTACGCCGTCGAGGACGACACCGACCGCTACACCCTGGACGTGGACGTGACCACGGACACGGGCCTGTGCCTGCCGGCCGCCGTCCTCGAGTACAAGTCACGGCTGCCGGGGGGACAGCCTCCCGGGGCCCTGCTCGCCCTCGGTCTGCGGCCGATCAAGCTGTCCAAGTTCCTCTGGGCGACGCGCTTCGCCGGGAGATGAGCGATGACCCAGCACGCACTTGCCGCCACCCTGGGGATCCTGCTCCTGGGGGCGGTGGTCCTGATCGTCTACGACTGCTACCTGGCGGCCACGGGCGGCTACAAGGCGACGATCTCCTATCAGACCCTCGCGGCCTCCCGGCGGCACCCCGTCATACCGCTGCTCACGGGTTTCCTGGCGGGCCTGCTCTTCGGTCACCTGTTCTGGAGTCAGTGAGATGACGGTCCCCGCGAACTTGCAGCAGGCGACGGCCCCCTGGGGCGCCGACGCCGTCGTGGTCTGCTGGGGGCCGGAGGGCGGTCCCTTCAACGAAACATCCGCGGCCAACCCCCTGCCCGTGAACGTCGTGCAGGGCGGCTCGGCCTCGGGTGGCGCGACCGGCAGCGCCGTACCCGCCAGCGCCGACTACGTGGGCCTGAACGTCGGCGGCACCTTGCGAGGCTGGACCGGCGCCAACCCCACGGGCTCGGTCTACGCCGGCCAGGTGGACATCGCCAGCATTGGCGGCAGCACCATCGTCACGAGTGTGGCCGGTGCTCCGGGAATCGGCGGCGATACCGCGGCGGGCGTGGCGGATGCGGGCAACCCGGTCAAGGTCGGCGGCGTGGCGAGCAGTGCCGGCCCGTCGGCCGTCACGGCCGGACAGCGCGCGAACGTCTGGGTTGGCCTGAATGGCCAGGTCGTTATCGCCGGGGCCCCGGGCGGCGTTGCGGACAACACGAATAACGTTTGTGGCATCCTCGGGCCGAGCGGGCTCACCAACCAGATCCTGGAAGTCGCGGACTTCGCCTACAACGGCTCGGGCTGGGACAAGACCCGGAACAACCAGGATAACGTCACCCTCCTGGCCAGCGCCACGCGCACGAGCACGACCAGCAGCGCCGACCAGACGAACTACAACGGCCGCGGCGTGCTAGTCTACCTGAATGTCACGGCCGCCTCGGGGACGGGCGGCCTGACGCTGACCATTCAGGCCAAGGACCCGGTGACGGGCACCTATCAGACGCTCAACTCCGCGCCGACGGCGGTAACGGCGACGGGCTTCAAGACCTACGAGCTGTACCCGGGCGCCGCCACAACGGGCGGCCTGACCCAGGCCGTCCAGCAACCGCTGCCGCGAACCTGGCGTGTGCAGGTCGCGCACGGCGACAGCAGCAATTACACGTACTCGGTGAGCGCCTCGGTACTCCTGTGAGGACAAGCCCATGGCAACGGCAACTGTGGTCAGCGCCTGGAAATCGCCCGACGGCAGCACCGCCTACCTGGCCGCGAGCGTGGCCGGCGACGATCCGGCGGGGGCGGTCGAGTACGTGGCCAGCACGCCGGCGAAGGACGGTCAGGGCAACGCTTTGCCCCTGGCCACGATCAAGGCAAATCTGGTAGCGGCGCTCAGCGCCCAGCGCAACGCGCAGCGGGCACAGGCGGGCTCCCTGGCAATCTCCGGCACGGTAACAGTGTGAAAGAAAGGATGAAGGATGAAGGATGAAGGATGAGTCAAACCTGGTCTTTTTCATCCTTCATCCTTCATCCTTCATCCTTCCTCAAGGTGTGACATGGCCGCCAAAGACCTCATCACGCTGGCGCGCGCCTACCAGGCGACGCAGGGGTATCTTTCCTCGGGCCAGGACAGCCTCCTGTCCACCTTGATCACCGCCGCCAGCGAGGGCATCGAGAAGTATTGCCGGCGGCGCTTCGTCAGCACCGCCTACGACGAGCTGTACAACGGCACCGGCGACCGGCGGCTCCTGCTGCGGCAGTACCCGATTCAGCAAGTCAGTAGCGTCCGCTACCGGCCGGTGACCGTGCTCAAGGTAACGAACACGCTCGCCGCGAATATTCAGGCGCGGGTGGCGATCACCAGCACGGGCCTTACCCTGGTGCGGGTCAATGCCGGTGTCAAAACGACGGACACCAGCTGCACGTTCGCGGGGAACGTCACGCTCACGGCCCTGGCCGCCGCGGTGAGCGCGCTAGGCAATGGCTGGAGCGCGCAGGTCGTGGGCGATAGCACGAACTACGGCAGCTGGCCCAGCGCCGATCTCTACTGTCCCAACAGCTACGGCGATGCCCTCGAAGGCAGCGGCATCCTGCAGAGCCAGGGTGCCTTGCAGTGTGTGGCCGGCTCCTTCGCCGAGCTGAAGATGCACACCTACGAGCTGGCCGGCTACCAGTGGGATGCGCGCGGCTGGCTCCTGCGGGCCATCCCGTACACGGACCCGGAGCTGCTCCATCCCGAAGACCTGGTCTTCCCGGTGGGAATCAACAATTTCCGGGTGCAGTACACGGCCGGCTACAGCACGGTGCCCGAGGCGGTGCAGGAAGCCTGCGCCCGCTGGGTGGCGATCCTGTACAACCTGACGACGCGCGACCCGGGCCTCGCAGCGCAAACGACGAGCGGCGTGCAGGCGCAGAGCTGGGGCCACGGCACGCCCGATCACGAAGTCCCGGCGCAGCTGCGGCCGCTGCTGGCGCCCTATCGGCGGCACACGGTCGCGACCGACCAGGGGTGAAACATGGCTCTGTTCGTTGCCAACGGTGGGACCCTGCGCAACAACACGACGTGCGACGTCTATCGCAGCGGCCGGGCGCCGCCGGCCGCGCCGGATGTGAGCGGCGTGCTGGCGTACCTGGTCGGCAGCTACTACAAGGGGCTCGAGCACGGCGAGAAGGATGCCGCCAGCTTTCGCTACAGTCACCTGCTGCTGGTCGAGCTGACGGCCGACCTTCGCGACGATTATGATGCCGGCTCCCAGGCCGGCACTGAGGACCATGTCTGGATTCCGGACAAGAATGGGGTCAATTACAAGGTGATTTTCGTGGAGCGCCGCTGCCGCGGGGCCGTTGGCGACTGCAAGCGCGTCTACCTGGCGCGGCAGTCGCCGACCAGCGCCTCGCAGTGGGCGGCGCTCCCCTCGGGGCTCTGACGTGGCCAACCTGCCGATTGCTGCCAACACGACCTGTGACATTTACCGCTCCGGCAACAGCCCGCCGGCGGCGCCCGACGTGGCCGGCGTGGCGATCTACCTCACCGGTAACTACGAGCGGCGCATGGAGACCGGCGAGGGCGAGACGGTTTCGGCCTGGCGCTACACGCATGTGGCGGCGATTCCCGACGCCACCGACGTGCGCGACGGCACGACGGCCTTCTTCAACAACGCGCCGGCCTTTCAGGACACGATCTACGTCCCGGACAAGAACGGCACGGCCTTCATTGTCCGCTGGGTGGAGCGGAAGAACCGCGGCAGCGCCCTGGCCCACAAGCGCGTCTACCTGGACCGCAAGGCCCCGACCTGGCCGACGAGCAACCTGTGA